CGAGCCGAGAACAGCAACCCGCTGCAGGCGATCGACAACCTGATGTCGACCGCGGCCAAGCTGCGCACCGGCACCGCGCCCGAGCTCGCACAGCTCGTGGCCGGCATGGTCAAGCAGTACGGCGTGGGTCGTTTCGGCAACAACTTCATCGACGCGCTCGATTCGGCACTCGCCGGCGAGGTGCCAAAGGTAGATCCGCAGGCGGCTCAGCTGCAGCAGGTCGTGCAGCAGCAGCTCGCGCCCGTGCAGCAGTTCATGTCGCAGTTCCAGCAGGCGCAGCTCGCTCAGCAGCAGCGCGCCCAGCAGGAAGCGGCGAGCGAGGTGCAGCAATTTATCGAGCGCGCCGAGTTTGGCGAAGACGTGCGCGAAGAGATGGCCGACATCCTCGAGCTTGCCGAGCGACGCGGCCGAGAGATGTCACTGCAGGACGCGTACAAGCAGGCGTGCCTGGTCAACCCGCGCGTGCGTGCCGTGCTCGAGCAGCGCGCCAAGGCAAAGGGCGCTCAGCAGTTGATGGGCGCCGCTCAAAAGGCCAAGGCCGCGGCGGTCAGTGTTTCGGGAGCCCCGACGCTGTCAGGGCCGAAGGCTGCGCCGACAGATGTGCGATCTGCTATTGAAGCCGCTATTGCGGCAAACGCACGATGATGCTATAACCACAGCGGGCGCGGTGTGCGTGTAAAAACGTACTCCGCGCTAGTGTGCCAAAGCACCGACAGCCACCGAAGCTCTTAGGAGCGCCTCTGGCGCCCACCTACGACAAACCGGACTGATTAAAGGTCTGCGTAGGCCACACGAAAAACGGTGGGGCGTAAAGCCCTGGTCATTTTTTCTTGTGGGAGTTTCATCACAATGGCTTTTGCAAATACGTCCGTTACGGACATCATTGCGACTACGATTCAGTCGCGCACCCGTCAGATCGCTGACAACGTCACGAAGAACAACGCTCTGCTTGCCAAGCTCAACCAGCGCGGCAATGTGAAGCCCTTCGCGGGCGGAAACGTCATCCTCCAGGAGTTGAGCTTTGCCGAGAACGGCAACGCCGGCTTCTACAGCGGCTACGACCTGCTGCCGGTTGCGGCTCAGGACGTGATCAGCGCCGCCGAGTTCAACATCAAGCAGCTCGCTTGCCCGGTCGTGATGAGCGGCCTCGAGATGCTGCAGAACTCGGGCCGTGAAGCGTTCATCGACCTGCTCGAGGCTCGCATCAACGTGGCCGAAGCCACGATGGCGAACAAGCTCGCGCAGTCGATCTACAGCGACGGCACCGGCTCGGGCGGTAAGGAAGTGACCGGCCTCAACGCCGCTGTCCCGGCCAACCCGCTCACCGGCACCTACGGCGGTATCGATCGCGGCACCTGGACCTTCTGGCGCTCGGGCTTGTATGACTTCTCGGCTCAGTCGCCGGCTGTCACTCCGTCGGCCACGACGATCCAGGGCGCGCTCAACAAGCTCTGGGCTTCGCTCGTGCGTGGCGCTGATCGACCGGATCTCGTCATTCTCGACAACACCTACTGGGGCTTCTACACCGCCTCGCTGCAGGCCAATCAGCGCTTCACCGATCCGTCAACTGCCAACCTCGGCTTCCCGAGCTTGAAGTTCATGGATGCGGATGTCGTCCTCGATGGCGGCATTGGTGGTTACTGCCCGTCGTCCACCGGTTTCATGCTGAACACGAAGTACATCTTCCTGCGTCCGCATCGCGATCGGAACATGGTGTCGTTGTCGCCGAACAAGCGCTACGCAACCAATCAGGATGCCGAGGTTTCAATCCTTGGGTGGGCCGGAAATTTGACTTGCTCCGGCGCGCAGTTCCAGGGACGTATCCAGGACTAATTGGCCCCGTGGTGGGGGTTCACCTTGCCTTGGTAGGTGGGTGAACCCCTCCCTACCAAGGCTTTTTTAAAGAGGTAAAAGATTTATGGCTCAGGCAGTAATTGGTATCAGTAAAGCGGACGTGGTCGCTGCAAGCGGCGTTCCTCAGTTCCGCCTTGGCACCGTCGGTGGTTATGACGATCCCACGAACGGCTATCAGGAGTTCATCTACGGCCGCGCCGATGGCGCTGTGACCGGCGCTGGCTACCTGTGCGTTGAGGAGACCGGCTTCGACTTCGCGATGGCTTCTATCACGACGACCGCGCCGGGCGCCTCTGGCGCTGGCACTCGCTGCGGCGCAGCTCAGGCTGTTCTTGCCGACAACGAGTACGGCTGGTTCCAGATCTACGGCAAGGGCAGCGTTCGCACGCTTGCTTCGGCCGCGAAGGGAACTCAGCTCAACAGCACCGCCACCGCTGGCGTTGTCGACGACGATGCCACCGTGGGCTCGGAGGTCATCAACGGCCTCGTGCTCGGCACGGCGACGGGCGTCGCTGCCGCCAACAACGCGGATGCGATCTTCTCGTACCCGACCGTTGGTCGCACGCTGTAATAGCAGCAACTGGACGGCGCGGGTAACCCCCGCGTCGTCCTTTCTCATGTACTAAAAAAGGAAAACCCAAAAATGAACACCGCCACATTGCCGACAGATTGGTCTTCCGTCCAACCAGCGCCAGGCCTTGATGAGTCTCGGTTTGTGAACGACGAAAAGTTGTTCGTGCAGTTCTACCGCACGCCGAAGCTCAACACGCGCCGGAGCGAGGAAGAGGGACGCGCGATTTACGAAGAGATTGACTGCATCAAGATCATGGTGCCGGGCGACAAGCTGAACATTATTGACCGTCCGGTTGACTCGATTGACCGTCGCCGTTTCGCTGCTCGCTACGAGAAGTGGAAGGCGGGCCAGGGCAACGTGATTGAGGGCACGCCGATTGCGTCGCTGCCGAAGATGACGCCGACCAAGGTTGAGGAATACAAGTTCTTCAACATTCACACGGTCGAGCAGCTGGCAGAAGCAAACGACAACATTGGCTCCCGATTCTTTGGTTTCCAAGAGGACAAGCGCTCAGCAAAGGCTTTCATTGAACTTGCGAAGGGCAACGCCCCGCTCGAGAAGATGAACGCCGAGCTGCAGCAGCGTGATGCCAAGATCGAGGAGCTACAGGCTCAGATCGAAGCGATCACGAAGATGATGAAAGACAAGGGCAAGAAGGCGTCTACAGAGGAGTAATACACCTCAATGGCTTACCAGATTATTGCCGACAATACTTTGTCGGCCATCGTTCAAAACGTGGCACAGCTGGTGAGCTTTCCGACGCCCGCGGACCCGGCGGGGAGCACTGACCCCGCCGTGGTTCAGATGGTGCAAGCGGTCAACCTCGCCGGCATGGACTTGCTGGCGATGGGAGACTGGCAAGAGCTGACCAAGACGCACACGATCAGCATCCAGGCGTCTACGCCTGGCATCTCTGAGCAAGCGTTTTCGCTGCCGCAGGACTTCTACGAGTTTGTCGACCAAACGCAGTGGAACTCGACGATGCAGTGGCCGGCGATCGGCCCGATCTCGCCGCAGTTTTGGCAGCAGCTGCTGATCCGGCAGACGCTGCCGACGCTCTCGTTCTATTGGCAGGTGCGCGGCGGACAGCTCTACATTTTGGTGCCGCCGACTAGCGCGCAGACGCTGTCGTTCTTCTATCAGTCGTTTGCATGGGTTCAAGATCAGGACAACTCGAGCCTGTACAAGAACCGCGCTGTCAAAAACGGCGACATCAGTCTGCTCGATGCGTACCTGGTGACGCTGCTCGCTCGCGTCAAGTGGCTCGAGATGAAGGGCCTCGACTCGAGCGCTGCAATGCGTGACTTCCAGGTCAACTACGAAAACCGCAAGGGCAACGAGAAGGGCGCGCCGGTGCTGACCATGGTGCGCACATTCCAGTACCCGTACATCCAGCCGCTGACCAACACACCGGACACTGGATTTGGAGTGTAGTCAATGCCGTTGATTCCGCTCGCATCGTACAAAACGCCCCGCCGAGTAGCAGCTGCGCAAGTGTCGCAGCTGTACGTCATTCCGGCGCCGACGGGCGGGTTGAACTATCGCGATCCGATTTCAATGATGCCGCCAACCGACGCGTTGGCGCTCACCAATTTTATTCCGCGCCGGACCGGCGTCGAGCTGCGTAAGGGGTGGCAGTACCACTGCGACACCATTACCTACGACATCCAATCGATGTTTTCGTACAACGCGCTCGACCCGACAAACAACAAGCTATTCGCGGCTGCTAATGGAGACATTTACGACGTAACTACTAGCACGGCGTCCATTGCGCAGTCCGCGACTGGCTCCACGTTGAATCAATGGAGCACGACGCAGTTTGCAACGACTGCCGGCATGTTCTTGCTGGCCGTGTCGCCTGGCGCCGGCTATTGGACCTACGACACCTCCGGCGGCTGGATTCAGCGCACGGTGACCGGCCTGCCGGCAAACCCGACCAGCGTCGCAGTGTTCAAAAATCGCGTCTGGTTTACGGTCGAGAACAGCGCGAGCGTGTACTACTTGGACACGGTCGATGCGATCACCGGCACTTGCACCGAGTTCCCGATGGGTGGCTTGCTGCGCAACGGCGGCTCGGTGCGCGGCCTGATCAACTGGACGCTCGACGCCGGGCTCGGCATCGACGACTACCTGGTCGTCGTTGGCTCGCAGGGCGATGTCGGCGTGTGGCAGGGCACTGACCCGTCAGATCCAGACAAGTTCAGCCTGCGCGGCGTGTGGTACTTGGGCAAGGTGCCGAAGTACGGCCGATTCTTTACCGCGTACGGCGGCGACGTGATGGTGCTCTCGGAGCTCGGCATTGTGCCGATCTCGCGACTGATTAATGGTCAGTTCAGCGAAGTGCAGCCGGGGCCGTCTCAAAAAGTGCAGTCGGTGCTCAACCCGATTATCACCTCGCTGATCGACACGCAGGCGTGGGACGTGTTCCTTGTGCCGGCCGAAGACATTCTCGTGATCTCGATCCCTAAAAGCGGCACGACGTTTCAGCAGTTTGCGATGAACGTCAACACCGGCGCGTGGTGTGACTTTTCGGACATACCAATGCGCTGCGCGGCAATGCTCAACGGGCAGCTTTATTTTGGCACTGAAGACGGGTATGTCGCGAAGGCCTTTTACGGCTCGCTCGACGCTGTGGCCGTTAACGGTACTGGCGGCGACGCGATCGAAGGCATCGTTCAGACGGCGTTCAACGGTTTTGGATCGCCTGCGCAGCAAAAGAAATTCAGCCTGGCGCGACCGATCTTCATCGCTACTGACGCACCGTCGGTGCTCGCGCAGATCAATACACAGTTCGACTTTGCCAACGTCG